TTAACAATTACAAATGGAAGGTAGATAACAGGACTGATACAATACTAGATGTTCCAGTGAAAATGTATGATGATGCTTTGGATGCGATAAGATATGTAGTTTACACCTTTCTTTAAAAATAATTTATTATATTTGCTTTTAACAGTGAGTCAATTATATTGATATGAAACAGTACACAAATTAATTGAGCATAACGAGTTGCAGCTAAAAAGAGTTGCGAACAAAAAAACAGAAAAAATGAAAACACCAAAAACACCAAAAACACATAATATTAAAAGCCCTTGGAAATTAGAAAGTGCAGTAAAAGATTATTTAAAGTACTTAAACAACGACGAAGAATGTCATGAAGATGTGGTAGATAATTACAAAAACGCAATATTTGAAAAAGCAATGGAGTGTTTTGCAGGTGAGGATATTTGGGAATGGATAAACAGTAGAAGGGATTAATTATTGTTTGCTAACGTTGAGTATAAAAATCTGGTGAGGAACGAAATTATTTTTAGGTGTTGTTATGCACCGTTAATTTAAAACACAGAATTATGGAAATAGCAATAAGCATATTAGGTTACGTACTATTGTGGGTAGCAACTGACATAGGAAGAAAAGAAGAAAGTAAGATTAAATTTATGACAGGTAAATGGTGGATAATATTTACGCTAATAACAGCGGGGACATATATAATTAACAACGTTGATAACTGGTTTAATACCCTATAGCGTTTAGTGTAAATACCGTGCTATAAACTTTAAAACATGAATTATATAGTATTTATTATTAACTCAATAGTAGCACTAATGTATTTAGGTCTTGCTGTGTTTGGTAAAGAAAACAAAGAAACAAATACTATTTGTGCCTTTTTATGGGCGATTACTTCAACAATAAGCTTTTACAATTAGTGTTTACAACGGTTTAGGTATGGTACGTTGACACTAATTAAGATTAACACTAAAAACTTAAATAAGGATGAGCATTAATAAAGAAACTGAAACTAAGCCATGCTCTATACAAAATGTTGTGCGTAGTGGCTTTGACTTAAAAAAGTTTAATAGCGACTTAAATATAGCTAAAATGCAGTTTTCAAAGGCGTGTAATAATTACTTAAACAGCAAAGAACATAAGGCAATGATTGAAGCCTTTAAAAAAGTAGGTGCGATTTGTTGACATTACGCACAACGGTTTGGCTATGCTCTCGTGCGTAGCATGGAGTATAGGTATTGTTGTACTCAGTTTTGCCCCGACTTCAAAAATAAATGTAAATAAATGTTTGCAGATTAAATACTTTGCTTATATTTGTTTACATAATTACAAAACAATAAGACAATGAACTTAGAATTGAAAAAACAGAAAATCCAAGACGCAGCTAACTACTTGAAAAGCCGATACGATTACATTAATAAGTTTGACGGCATTAGATTACTTACAAATATGAAAGTAGGTATTGATTTGCAAATGGCTTTGAAAGCGTGGAAGATTGCTTATGAAGATTAAAGATTTTATTCTAAGCAGAACAGCCCTAAATCATAGGGAATTATGTAAACTAATTGAATGGTCGCCTTCATCGTTTCACCAATGGCTAAATGATAAACGACCTATTCCCGAAGAAAAAGCAAAGTTACTCGCTGATGTTCTTTCGGAGTACGGATTTAAGGGGTAATATTGAGTACAACGAATTAGAATATGAATTTTAAAATTACGGATATGAAAGTAGAATTTGAAGACGAAAAATTTGTTATAATTTACTCTACAACTGATAATGTTTTTATACCTGTTGTGGGTGATTTAATTAATTTAAAAAATGAAATGTTTAGGATAAAGTCTAGGTACATTGATTACGATAAAAACATTATTAGCATAGATATGGAACGAGAGTAATTTTATTATTTATATTCTGTGTTGTATGTCTTTTTTAATTGCATACAACGCCACTGTATGGTGCGTTTTGTACCGAACCAAATTAATGGTAAAAACTTAAATATAAAGCAATGAGTAACTTAAAAGACGATAAAAAATGCACTATATCTTTTGTTGGCAACAGTACGCCACAAGAGAAGTTTGAGCAACTAAAAAAAGCAGTAATTGAAGCAACTGAGCAGATTGATAAAGACACACCTTGGCAAGAAAGAGAGCCTAAATGGTGGATTGACATGATGGATATACAAGCATACTGTAGATAGAGTATTGTTGCCAATGTATTAAAATAAAAACTGTTATGGATATAAAAACGAAAGACCCGAATTGGGTTACTGCTGAAGATGTGATAAACCACTTAGGACTAAATAAGAAAAAGAATAATTGTTTTTTATTTTTTGTTAGCGGTATATCAAGGCTTAGAAAATACTTACTTGGTGGAGTTATCGGAATGTGCTTTGAGTACGTTTACAGAGTTGAAAGCGAAGTGTGGTACTTACCATTAGGTATAGGAATTTTATTAAGTGTTATAGTGATTATTGAAAGCTTCAGTAATTACCGCTAACGGCTCTAATAAAATGCAGTAGCGCAAACGCTACACTTGGATAGAAGCATACAGCACCCATGCGCTATTTATTTTATTTTTTGTTGTGGTGCGTTAATTTATATACATGGAAACTTTTGATTGCTATAAAGTTAGGACAAGATACCATAGAACTGACGACCTAAAAGACGGGGCAGCCCCTAATAATACTGAAATGCTAGTTCAGGTTATGTGGATGAGTGGAGAAGATGACCCATTTCCGGGCGATTGGGTTTTTCAGCCTAGTAGATACAGGTATTGGATACCTGAGCGAGATTTAGATATAATTAAAAAAGTTTCTTTAGAAGAATATTCAAGGGATAGGGAATTAGGGTTGCTATGATGCACCACAACAACCAAATAAAACACACTAACCGATTTAGTAACACCATAACCAATCACCACAATAAGTAAATTAAATATTATGGAAGAAGAAGGATGAAGACAGCTAAGAATATGGAGTACTGCCCGTATCTCCTGAGTATCGCGCCCCATTACTTATATTTATTTTTTATATGCCCACAAAAAAATTGTGGGTTTTTTTTGTTTGTATTTGATTAGTTTTTAATCACTAAGTTTGATTAGATAATAATCAAGTCAAAAAAAAATCATATTTTTACATGAAACATTTTTGATAAATGGCAGACAATCTTATTAAAAGACTGTACAATGCGGCAGTAAATAAAAGTCATACCTATTCATTGACTGGAGGTAAACAGACTTTCTTTCGCCTTATAGGTAGCTATTTAAGTGGCGTTTTTTTGGGGAAATACGATTACAACAAATTTACTGAGGCTTACGGAGAAAATCCATTAGTTTACATGATAATAAAAAAAATATCATTTACTTCAGCTTCAATAAATAGAAAAGCATACGACTCAAATGGTGAAGAGTTTGAAAATCAAGAGGATTCAGAAGTACTTCAGTTGATTAAAAACCCCAATTCAGAACAGGACGAAATAGAGTTTAGGGAGCAATGCAATGAATATCTCTCAACTACAGGGAATACATTTATCAGATATATGTCTGGTGTCGGAGGTGTTGGAAAAGAGATAAGAACATTGATAACAAACAATGTTGAGATAGTATGTTCTAAATCAGGGGATATAATTCGATATGATTATACAAAACCTGGAGGCGGTACAGTTAAAATCAATCCAGAAGACGTACTTCACGTAAAGGAGAGTAATATTGTAAATTTTCAAGATTATCAAGAGCTTAAATTTGGATTGAGCAGACTACAGGCCGCTTGGATTGTTGTTAGGTCTTCAATGGAGAAATTCGAAGCAGAAGCAGCTATATTTCAAAATAGAGGTATAGTTGGTGTTTTGAGTAATGGGTCGGATCAACCTTTATTGAAACCAGAGAAAGAAGCATTAAATAATGCATTTAAAGAAGCTACAGGAGGCCCAGAAAACTATAACGGGGTACATGTAACGAACTCGAATGTAAAATATGTACAATTGGGAATGTCTCCAACAGATTTAAAACTATTAGACGGTATAGTTTCAAGTCTGAGAATACTATGCGGAGTATATGGAATTTCGTCAATCTTATTTAATGACAATGAGAAAAGTACATTTAACAACTATCAGCAAGTAGAGAAAACTGCTTATATGGATGTTTATGTGCCATTAGCAAATAAGTTTGATAAAGCTTTGTCAACATTTCTATCTGAAAAATTAGGCGTTAATGAGTCTGTAAAAGTAGACCTTACAAGTGTAGAGGTTTTAAAATCAACTACAAATGAACTCGCTAACTCATTGAACAACTTAGATCCTAAGTTATTGGAGAGATTGATGGAGAACATGACACAAGAAGAAATAAGAAGCGTTGTCCCATTCCTTCCGCAATTGTCAGAAAATGATGAAGTGATAGGGTCAATGAGATCAACAAACAACAATTCAGATGAATAAAAAAGAACTAAATAAGATAGAAGAGAAGGTTTTGAAAATGAAAGATTGTCCGACTAAGGACAATATACTGAAAGACCTAGAGGACAAAAAGAAAAAAACGATTCAAAAATGATTACAGCAAAAGAATTTCCAGGGAAGACATTTGAAAGCAAGAAGGATCTTTTTGAGGCTCTGATAAAAAATAAATCTGACTTGATTGCATCAAAAAAGATGCAGACAAAAGAAGCGGATTCAGTTATTTGTATTGTATCTACTACAGGTAAGGGAGAAGGCGTAAAAAAGTCCGATGCGGTCGATGTATCTGGAGTAAATGAATTAAAGGCTACGTTAGTTATTAATTCTACAAACATAATGGATAGCCATTCTGATGTACATATAAAGGGATTATGGAAAAAGTCTGTAAAAGAACAGAAAAACCTGTATTTATTACAAGAACATAAAATGACCTTTGACCATGTAATATCAAATGATGTAACCGCTTCCACTAAGGAAATGGACTGGAAAGAGTTAGGACAAAATTTCATTGGTACAACTGAGGCACTAATATTTGATACAGTTATATCAAAAGATCGAAATGAATATATGTTCAATCAATACGCCAACGGATTTGTCAAAGAGCATTCAGTTGGTATGAGATACGTATCACTGGAACTAGCTATTAACAGCGATAGCAGATATGATGAGAATGAAAAAGAAGTATGGGATAAATATATTGACCAAGTAGCAAACCGAGAAGATGCAGAAAATCAAGGGTATTTTTGGGTTGTTACAGAAGCAAAAATAATAGAAGGGTCAGCAGTAGTAAAGGGATCAAACTCAGCTACTCCAACGATAACTGTAGAGGCCGTCACAGACACCTCTGCGAAAGCCGAGCCGCCATCTGGCACTCAAACAATTAAAACGGTTAAAGGGAAAGTCCCTAACAACCAAATGTATAATTTCTTTAAAAATTTATAAAATGGATTTTAATGAATGGTTAGCTTCAAAAGGCTACCAAATTAAAGAGCCTGTGCTAAACGAAGACGGTACAGTAAAAGAAGAAGGCACAAGTGCCGAGGAAATGGCTGGTTATTACAACGAGTTCAACACCGAAAAACGAGAAGAGTTGAAAAAAGCTATTTCAGAAGAAAACAAAGAGCTAATTGAGGCTCTTAAATCTGAAATGCAAGAGAACCGAGACAAACAAGCAGAAAACCTATCACAGTTGATTAAATCAATGGGTGAAATGGGGCTTGCTATCAAAAGAATTCATGAAGTTCAAGAAGGGGATGTATCCTTAACAGGAAACAACTCTCTGGATTCAGAATTGAAGGCTGTAAAAGAAGATCTGTCAGTCATAAAAGATAAGCGTGGAGGAACAGTTACAATTAAAGTTCCAGACACAATGACTATCACTGGTAACGTTTCAGGAGGAAATGTCCCAGTTGAACAAAGGCTTCCAGGTTTAAATAGAATTCAACGTGTACAAACTCGAATTAGAAACTTCGTAAATCAGGGCGTAGCTCTTTCAAATGTAATTTCTTGGGTCGAGCAACAAAACCCTGACGGGACTCCTGGAGGTACAGCTGAAGGAACTCTTAAAAATCAAATTGATTTCGATTTAGTAGTAGAGTCTGAAACTGTAAAAAAGAGAACTGCATATATTAAGGTTTCGACAGAAATGTTGGATGATGTTGATTTTATGCGCTCAGAGATTGAAAATGAATTATTCGAGCGATTGGATTTGGATGTAGATGATCAAATCCTACAGGGAGATAATACTGGACAGAATCTGAACGGGATAATTACACAAGCAACAGCATTTGCTGCCGGAGTATTTGCTGGAACTGTAACCCAAGCAAACTTAGTAGATGTATTGACAGTGGCTAAGAACCAAGTCGTTACAGCTAACTTTTTACCGACTGTACATGTTGTAAACCCGACAGACATGACTACATTAAAATTGATTAAAGCCGATCCAGGTAATGGACAATATGTAGACCGATTGTTGATGGTAGGAGATATGATGACTCTAGACGGTATTCCTGTTGTTGAGCATAATGGTATCGCTCAAGACACCTTTTTAACAATGGACGGTTCAAAGGATACGGTTTATTCAAAAGGTGAAATTTCTATTCAAATCGGACTTGACTCTGATGATTTTACAAAAAATCTTAGAACGATACTAGCTGAGTGGAGAGGATTGAATATAATCAAAGGAAATGATAGTCCTGCATTTGTAACTGGAACTATTTCAACTGCAATTGCGGCAATAGAACCATCTTAATAATTAATAACATTATGGCAGAAGAATCAAAAGCCACTGGCAGAAAAAAGAAAGTTGATTTGAAAAAAGTAGATCAATCAACAAAAAAAGTTCAATTTCTTTGTGAAAAGGATCATAAATTGATGAAGAAGGGAGTCACATACTCAGTTTCTTTGAATATTGCAGAGATCTTGGATGCGAAAGGATTGGGTAAAATAGCTAAATAATGGCATATATAACAACAGACGATTTTGTAAATAAGTTTAAGTTAACGAAGAATGACTTTAACGAGAGCGAATTAAACTCATACATAGATAGGTATGAGGAAATAACTCTTATTGAATTATTCGGAAAGGAACTATACGATTTATGGGTAACAGGTATTGCTGGGAGTGATCCTATATATACATTCCTAAGAGATCCGTTTGTTGTTCAGTTAGATTGCGGCACAATCTTAAATAGTAGAGGTGTAAACGACATTCTTTTGGGTGTCGTTTACTTCTACTGGTCTAGAGACATAATAACACAAAGGACTTCAAACGGGTCAGTAAAGAAGAAGGAGGAGAATTCAACAGAGGCAACTCAGTTTAAAGCTAATCTTCAGTCTAGATGGAATGAGTCAATTGAAACATATTGCTCTATTCAGAGATACATATGTGAGAACAGCTCAGTATACCCTGATTTTTTAGGACTTGAAAAACATATCTTACCATTGTTTTGAAAGACATTGTATACATAGTTAGAGATGAGATTGTTACCAAGATGGATCGTGAGGTTGAGGTTTTATCATTTATAGGTGAAGTCTTAACAGTATGTGATGTAAAATGGGCAAGAATCAACATGAAGGTATATGATTCATTGGATAATGTTTACACCATTTTAGATGTAGATTACGACAATGAAATTATTACTTTATCTCCAGATGGAGCATATGTATTTTCAGGAGACGTTCTGAAATTAACGAACCCTATATTTTTTGTCGGGACACCAATCGCGACAAATAAAGAGTGGGGCGAGTTTAATCCAGATGAAAGGAAAAAGCTCCCTTTGTGTTGGATGATTGAGCCTACAAGCGAGAGGTTTAATTCAGATGAAAACTCAATTGAAAGAGAGAGTGATTTAAGAATTGTGTTTTTAGATTCAAACAACATTGAACAATGGAATACAATTGACACTCACAATCAAAGGTTGAGAGCTATATATAATATGGTTCATTGGTTTGTTGAATCAATAAAGTCAAATCCAATGTTTTACTCATCTGAAATGACCTACCAAACTAGAAACTTTACAAAGTTTGGTAAGGAAACATCTCAAGGAATGGAGGCCAATATCATAAGTGCGAATTTAACTGGTGTCGATTTACAGATTACTATATCTGTTAGACGGGAATACGATTGTAACTGTTAACTAAAAAAAAATAAAAATGGCAACAAATATTTGTTCATGCGCTAGTCCGATGTTCCCTAATGGGGGAGATCCTAGATGCTTGATTGAAATGGCAACGATCGCGTTTATCGTTATCGTACCTACACTAGATGATACGGGAGCTGTTAACTCTATTGATGTTTCAAGTCCTACTGTTGGACAAGATATCAAAGATAGAATTCTAGCGACAATACCTGTGAACTCTCGACTGTATCCGCAGCCTCGTGTTGAGAATGCTACATTTGATAGAACTGATACTGAGTATGAAACCCTTCCTAGTGGAAACAAAGCTAAAACCGGAGCTGGAGGCGTTAGAACCTTTGCATGGTCATTGTGGAAAAAGCAGTCTAGCAATATGTACTTGAGAGAGCTTGAAAAGCTTGGATGTACAGACGTTAGCTTTTTTATCATAGATCAAAATGGTAACTGGTGGGGAATTAAAGACGAGTTAACATCAAACCTTTTACGAGGATATAAGATGGATGTAGAGACATTTGATGCATACAGAGAATATGCATTGGATAATACTCGACAAAAGATTATGGTATCATTTGATTTAGATAAATACGAATGTGAATCTAACTCATATGTAATTACTAAGGACGAGTTAGGATATGATGCAACTACATTGCGAGGGAATCTTTCTGGATACCAAACTTTGACTGCGTTGCTTTCAACCGAATTACAAAGTGTAGTATTCACTGGTAATGGAACAGCAAATGATCGAGATGATATAGAAGGTCTAGTTTTGGCAGACTTCACGGTTTACAATGTTACAACTGACTCAGCTATTGTGGCGAGTGGTGTTGTTGAGACTGTTCCAGGGTCATATACAATAACAATTCCTGCTCAAACAGCATCAGATGTAATTAGAGTAAGTATTTCGGCTTCAGGATACGATGTAGCTGATTCTACTGTAGCAGCATTGTAATATGAATAAACTGAAACTAGGAGATAACGAGTATAACTGCAAATGGCTCAGAAGCGTATCAGAAGAGCAAGCAGTTAGAACGTTACCAATGAAAGAAGTTGGACAGGTTCGCAATGCATGGAAGCAAGCAAACGGAAAAAGCGTAAGAAATCATAACGCAGAAAAAGAGGCTACGAAGCGAAAGCGAAAACCTAAAAACGAAGAATAAGTAACAAAGGAGCTTGAAATATAGCTCCTATTTTTTTAAAAAAAACTTCCTAAAAATGGAGCAATTATTAATTGTAATGTTAATTAGTGCAACATCATTTGCACAAAACTTAGTTCCCAATCCAGGGTTTGAAATATTTGACACTTGTCCAAACGCTCCAAATCAAATCAACAGAGCAACACCTTGGAAGGGTCACGGTATAACACCTGACTATTTTAACTCATGCGATCTGGGTTCATTTTATTCAAATCCAGTAAATTTAGGAGGATATCAGCAGCCATTATCTGGCGAAGGGTATGCATTTGCTGGAATGTATGGATATGCTGACCAAAGAGAATACATTGGTGTTCAGTTGAATAGTCCAATGGATGTAGGAGTTTCATATTCAATAACAATTAATGTGTCTATTTCAATAAAGGAAGATATTATGTCATGTGTTGCGACGAATGGAATTGGGGCAAAATTCTTTATAGGAGATCCAGGCGAATTATTTCCAGACAACAATCCTGACATATTTACTACACTTATCATAAGTGACTCGGCAGGGTGGACTGAACTGAATTACACGTTTATTCCTTCAGAGCCATTTGATTATATGGTTATAGGTAACTTTTTTGATAATGCTAATTCTAGCATTACTACTACAATACAGGGATGTCAGGCTCAATTTGCCCTTTATTTCATTGATGACGTATGTGTTACAAGTAATCCGTTAGATTGTTCTTCTCAGGCAGGATTACAAGAGTCAAACATAGAGTGCAATGTTTATCCAAATCCGGTTAACACATCTTTGGAAATAACTTCAAAACTAAAAATTAATTCAGTTAGATTGGTTTCTACTTCAGGTAAAGTAGTGATAGATGAAATGGTTAACTCTAATAATCATAAATTTGATGTCTCTAAATATGATAAAGGGATATACATTCTTGAAATAGAAATGAAATACGGATCAATGCACTACAAACAAATTCTACTGGAATAGAATATAAATTAAACCTATAAAATTAGCCTTGATTAACGTCAGGGCTTTTTTATTTAAAGATAATTATATATATTTGAAACATCAAAACAATAAACATGGAATATTACAAGTCAGGTAAAAATGTGTATGCTAATATTAATCTAGCAGAACTGGAGTCTCCAAAAGGAGAAAAGGTTAATGAAATTACTATTATAGATAGTGGCTCAATTTGGTTTTACGAAACGGATGGAGATTTTTTCTTTTTAGATGAGGATAACAATAAGTATGAAGTCGATGTAATGTATTACTGGCAGAATGATCATTTAGAAACATTGTGTACTTTAGAATGGAATCAAAAGGTTCATGATTTCGACATTTTTTACAAAGGAAAAGACGTAAAGAAAATGAACTTAACATCTGAATTAAGAAGAGATATTGATAGTACATTCGAAGACTATTTTTTAAGAAAATCAGAATAAAATATTTAAAAAAAACATCATGAAAAACTTTAAACAAGCAATTGAATACTTTACAGATTTGGTTTTGGACAGGTCTGAAAAAGTAGAATGGGACAATGTACTAATAGAAAGAAGTGTATTCCCAGAAAAAAGAGAAGGTCAGAAAATAAGTGCTGGATGCAATGACAGTGATAGGAAAAGATTTTTCACTAATTACAATACTGACTTGATGAGCAAGATTAACGAACACAACTCTTTGAATAGATGATTAAAATAAACAATGAAAAAATGATTCACGCAAGTTTTAGAAGATTAAAATATGAGTTATTAAAAACGTTAGGGGTATTTTACATGATAGAAAAAATACCAGGAATAAAAATCAGAGAACCGTTTAAAACAATGCATAATAGATCTAAAAAACTAAACTAATTTTAACACTTTAACTATGAAAAATAAACTCACACTAATGATGATTCCTGTTTGTTTGGGTTGGGGATGGTTTATGTACCTCCTAATTGTTGGTTACGATAACTATTTAGACAATCATAAATTTGAACAAGAAGTTGTAAATGGTAATGAGAAAACGAGTCATAAAGACACATTGGAAATTTATGAATATTCTGACGGATCATCAGGAAGTTTAAAATATCAACCAAAACATATAGATGCATGGGAAAAATATTAAGACAAGATGAAAATTACAATTGAACAAACGGTAAAAAACAATTAAAACAATCAATCAATTAATTAAAAACAGATAAAAATGAAAACAATTAATTTAATTTTAGCGGCACTTATTAGCTTAACCGCATATAGTCAAACATTTTTTTATGACACCCCAACGGGAACGATAACAGATTCTCTAGGAAATAACGTAGACGGGCAAACGTTTAGCACATGTGCAGACCCCACAGACGTATCTATTTTCATAAGTTATGATAGTAGTGCTGTAAACCCTTTAGATGTATCTTTCCAAAATACGGATCAAGCGAACACGTCATTTACTACCTATTCACTTTATGATCTATTTTTTAACTGGTCAGTAATTCCTTCGGCTCAGTTCTTTAACTGGATAATGCCCTCCGAAAGTGGGACAATGGTATTTAACAATGGAACGAATCAGGTTTCGATTAATTTTGTTAACCAAAACGACATAGACCAAACAGCATTAGTAACAAATTATGAAACATGTTCTGGATTGCCGTTTAGTTTTGATCCAACTACATACGGAGCTTTAAACGTCGCATCTTGGTATGTCAATAATTGGGTGACAGGGACTACATTGTATCCAGATTCCACCGGAGTAGTTTCATTAACTCCATATCCGTACGAAGTAATTATGTTTAATTCAACCGGTTGTCAATCTAGCGCGTTCATTAATGTCAATACGGTTGCACCGGTGACAGGTATTTTAAACGTTTCCATTTGTCCAGGTGATCAATATACCTCTCCACAAAGCAATAGTTACACCGTAGGCACGTACACAGAGACATATATTTCCTCAGTGGGTTGTGATAGTATTGTTACAATTAACGTTATCGAATTCAGCGATACGCTTTTAAATATTAGTTTCGTCAATCCCACAGGATGCGGATACGATGACGGTCAAATAATTTTAACTAATTTACTCGCAGATTCAACTTATTGCGTATACTTTGAAAATGATAGCACAGGGATTAAAGATACATACATTGCTGACGGTTCAGGAGTTATCACGATTGGTGGACTTGGTTCGGGAGTTTACCAAAATTTCATGATGCAAAATCCATGCGGAACGAGCATATATGACAGCACTACAATAATTACACTTACTGACCCTTTACCGATTACACCTATTGTAACAGCTTCACAAGATACCATCTGCATTGATCTTGCTGAATCAAGCACTTTAAGCGTAAACAATCCGGCTGATTTTATTTTGATCAATTGGATGCCAGCAAATGCGGCAAATCCTTTTACTACATTTATAGGAGGTACTTACTACGCTAATGTGATAGATGTAAACAATTGTCCAACTGTATCTGATTCAATTACTATCGTAGCTTTAGACGTGTGCGACACTAATACAAGCAGCCTAGAAGAGCTACAAATTCAAAAGATGCAAAAAGAATACTATAATTTATCAGGCAAGAAAATACAGCGACCGGAAAAAGGTATTTATTTAGAAGTTACTAAATATGAAAATGGAGCTATTCAAAGCGAAATGAACTATAAATAAATAAAACAAAAAAATGAGAACAGTAACATTTATTGGATTATCTATTATTGGCGGTGCATTAAGAAACTTAGCAGAAATGCCAGAACGTGGGTATGAAACATTTTTTGCAATTATATTGATATGCTGTATAGTTATGGATGTATCAGAATTTATCAAAAAAATGACAGAAGATTAGTATTACACACAACGTGTTGTATAAAATGCGTTGAGGAACGAAATGAATTTTATATGGTGTTATGCACCGTTAATTTAAAATAGAAAGAATGATTTACAAAGCATTTGATAAAGAAGCCGAAGAATGGCTTTACAGTAACCAAGTTAAAACAGAAGAAACTGCAAAAGATGATGATTGGTGGTTTGAGCCAACTTCAAAGACATTTTGTATTACTGAAACTTACGAGAGATTTTATGAGCAAAATGGACAAATAGAAACTATAAAAGAATATAAAGAACTAAAAGGTGTACTTAGTGGTGCATAACGGACTCGGCTAAATTTTAGTTGCGATTAATTAAACACAAAACTTAATAGATAATGAAAACATTGACACAAGACCAAATAGATGCGGTAATTGATTGGATGAACAACTGGGAGAAATTGAAAGATACGGCTATTCCACTACGCTTCAAACAAGACTGGGAGAAGCAATTAAATTTAGCCATTGTTAGCCACAGTAGGATTGAGAAACCACCTTTAGGATTGAAACCTAAATGGATTCACGACCAACAGCGACAAGGCGAAATAATGGCTGCAATAAACAGATACTTAGAAGCTGGAAAAACACCACCAAAGGAATGGGCGATAGAGTTTGCCTCCTATTGTGGCTAACGTGTTTGAATATGGTGCGTTGCATTACAAAATTAAAT